AATGAGGGTCATCGAGGGGTGCTGGTGTATATCGGCAAGATGCTGTCGATGACGCCGGACGACATGAAGCAGCCGACACAGGCAGAGAGTGAGACGTCCGTTGAGAGAAAGGGTGCAGGACATGACGAAGAATTCTAGTTTCCGAATTTATTACGACGGAGAAGCAGGTGGAAGTGGAGGTAGCGGAGCTACGGGCGGCGCTGGTGCAGGCGGGAGTGGCGCGGGAGGAGCAGGCGCTCCGAATAGCCTCCTTGGAGGTGGAACTGGAGGTGCTGCGCCAGGAGTGGGGGCGGGAGATACTGGAAAAAGCGAACAGCCAGGCGGCGAGGTTTTTAAGCTCCCTGACGGCTGGGACTACCGATCCGCTCTCCCCCCGGAGCTGAAGGAAAGCCCTTCAGCCAAGAAGTACGCCAACATCGAGGAACTGGTGCGCGGCTTCGACCACGCCTCGCAGTTTATCGGGCGTCCTACGGACCACCTGGTCGAACTCCCCCCGAACGCGACCCCCGAGGTCCAGCGCGCAGCCTTCGAAAAGATGGGCCTGCCGAAAGATATCGCAGGCTACAAGCTCGACCAGAAGGCGGTGGGCGAGGCCATCAAGCTCGACGCGCCGGGCATGAAGACCCTCACCGAGGCGGCCTTCAAGGCGGGCGTGCTGCCCAAGCAGCTTGAGGGCTTGCTGGGTACGTTCAACGGCATGATCGAGCAGGGCCAGAAGGACATGGCCGCGGCAGAGATCGAGCGCAACAGCCAGAACATCGAGGCGCTGAAGAATGAACTGGGCGAGGCGTTCGACGGCAGCGTGGCGGCGGCCAACTTCGCGGTCGGGAAATTGGGTGGCGATCCCCTGCGCGAAAGCCTCAATCGGGCAGGATTGGGCACGGACGGTCCGGTCCTGAAGATGCTTGCCAAGGTCGGCAAGATGCTGGCCGAGGACGAGGGCGGCGGTGACAAGCCGGGCGACTTCGGCTCGGGCATCACCCCCGACGACGCCAAGGCCGAGGGCCAGAAGCTCATCAACCAGGCCATCAACGAGCCCAACCTGACGAAGCGCCGCGAGCTTGAAACGAAGGCTCAGGAGTTCTTTGCCAAGGCCGAGAGGCGGAGCGCCAAATGATGACGATCCTGTGGATTTTCCTGGGCGTTCTCGCGGGCGTGGCGATCGGCGTGCTGGTGCTTGGCCTGGCGCTGCGGGGCGCGCTCTCTAGCCTTTGGAAGAAGTAGGACTTGACAATTCCGTGGGAGTGTGGCAACCATACTCCCACGGACCAAGTTCGGCCCCTGGATAGGGACACCCGGCGCGGTTCCACCGAACCCCCACAACCTATCCAATAGGCAACGTATCTGATGCGTATTCTTTACTCTGTCGACATTCCGGTGTCGTATGTCACCCAGTTCTCCAGCAACGTGCATCTGCTTGCAGAGCAGCGCTACTCGCGCCTGCTTCCCGCGGTCATGCGCGAGCAGGGCACGGGCGAGAGCGGCGCGATCGAAATCACGGGCGGCATCGACGCCCCGAACGAGATCAACGAGCGCCATGGCGACACGCCCCTGAACAGCACGCCGCAGACCCGGCGCTGGTGGTTCATGAAGGACTACGACGTGGCCGACCTGATCGACAAGCAGGACCGCGTCAAGATGCTGATCCAGCTTGACAGCATCTACACCATGCGTCACGCGGGCACGATGGGCCGCGGCATGGACGACGCCATCATCGACGCGCTGTACCGCACCGCCGTCACGGGCCACACCGGCTCGGGCACGACCGCCTTCCCGACCGCGAGCCAGCAGCTTGCTTCGGGCTCGACGGGCCTGACGATCGACAAGCTCAACCGCGCCAAGGAAATCCTCGACGCCAACGAGGTCGACGAGTTCTACCCGCGCTTCTTCGCCGCCACGTCCCGCCAGATGCGCGAGCTTCTGGAAGACGACAAGGTGACATCGCAGGACTTCAACACGGTCAAGGCCCTCGTGCAGGGCCAGGTCGACACCTTCCTGGGCTTCAAGTTCATCCGCACCGAGCGCCTGATCTCGACGTCCAGCGTGCGCAACTGCTTCGCTTGGGCGCAGCCCGCCATCCGTTTCATCGACGGCATGGCCCCGAACACCACGGCCTCTCCCCGCCCGGACAAGCGCTACGCGCAGCAGATTTATACCTGCGGCTCGTGGACCGCGGTCCGCACGGAAGACGAGATGGTTGTCTCGGTCCTGTGCAGCGAAGCCTAATCGTCAACCAAGGAACCTGACACATGGCCACTCTCTACTCTGATATCATCACCGGGCTTCGCGCTACTCCGCAGACGAAGCCGGACAGCGGTGTTTCGAACGGCAAGGTCCGCGTCCAGGCGTTCACCTGGACGGGCGACGCCGCGCAGAACGACCTCGTCGAACTGGCGAAGCTCCCGGTGGGCGCTCGCATCATCACCGGGTTCATCGACTTCACCGATTTCGGTTCGTCCGTGACCCTCGACATTGGCGACGGCACGACCGAGAACAAGTACCTCTCGGCACTGGACGTTGCCACGGCTGCGGGCACGTCGGCCTTCGCGAACACCTGGGCCCTCTACGGCCTTGGCCGCGAGCGCCTGTCGACGGCCATCACCCTGACGGCCAAGCTGGAGGGTGCGAACCCGGACAGCGGCTCGCTCCGCGGCTACGTCCTCTACGCGGTGGAGTAGCCTCTTGGCCACTCTTACCCTCAACGCCTCGATCACCCCGTCTCGGCAGGTCACTGTGACCTACGGGACGGGCGGGTCCCTCACGGGGTCCGTGGCCCTCCTGATTGACAACACGATTACGGCGGGCATGGACGTCGAGAAGATGATTGCGGCGCTGGTGCGTTCTTACCACCGCCAGTCCTCCAAGGCGTCCAAGGTATCGGGCATCGCTACGTCCGGCACCACGGCAGAGTAGTCCTAGCGGCGGGCGTTTCCCTCACCCTCCTCCCCCGCCGCGGCCCCCTGTCCCTCGTGGACAGGGGGTTTCTCTTTGCCCTCCATCCGTGATAGTATCCGGGTATGGCGAGCCAAATCCAAATCTGTAACGTAGCGCTCACCCATTGCGGCGAGCCGTCCATCACGTCGCTGAACGAGGACGGCAAGGCGGCGCGGGTCCTGAAGCGCGTCTACGACCTCGTCCTCGACCAGGCGCTCACCGACTACCGCTGGTACTTCGCGATCGAGCGCGCCGAACTGGCCGCCGATCCCGCTGCCCCGCTGTTCGGTTTCACCAACCGCTTCACCGTGCCGTCCGACCTGCTCCAGCTTATCGGAATTGGCGACGACCAGAACGAGAGCAAGCGTAACTACACGGCCAGTGAAACTATCTTCAAGCGCGAAGGAAACTACATCCTGGCCGACGACGCCCCGCTCAAGATCGTCTACGTCAAGCGCGTCACCGACCCCGGCATGTACTCCCCGGAGTTCGTGAAGTACCTGTCCTACCTCCTGGCCACGACAATCTTCTACGACCTGACCAAGGGCGCGGACCGCTACACCGCGCTCGTGCAGGGCCGCGAGCAGGCCGCCAAGCAGGCCAAGTTCAAGGGCGCGATCCAGAACACCCCCGAAGTCGTCGTGGCATCTGACTGGATCGACAGCCGCTTCTCCGACAACTACCCCTACCGCATTGGTCCTGTCGTCTAGTGGCAAGATACAACCCGATCCAAGCCAACTTCACGGCGGGCCTGCTTACCCGCCGTCTGCGCGGGCGCGACGACCTGGAGGCGTACCACCAGGGTATGCGCCAGGCGCTCAACGGGCAAATCCTGCCGCACGGTGGGTTCATGCGCCGGGCGGGCTCGATCTTCGTGAACGAGGTCAAGAACCGCACCAGCGCCAAGAACGCCCTGATCCCGTTCGACGTGGCCACCGATCAGCAATACATCATGGAGGTCGGGCACAACTATATCCGCTACTACGCCAACCATGGCCTCGTGGAGAGCAGCCCCGGCACGCCGCTGGAGACGGTGACGACCTACGGCAATGACGAGCAGCAGGACTTGCGCACCGCTCAGCAGGTCGATGTCATGTACATGGTCCACCCCAACGGCCATCCGTACAAGCTGTCGCGCACCAGCCTGACCTCGTTCACCTGGACGAAGGTGACGTGGAAGGATGGCAACGCGCCGATGCAGCCGTCCAACATAACGGCCATTACCTGCACCAAGACCGGCGGCGGTAGCCCCTACACCTTCACCTTCTCCGCGGTTCCGAAGCCGGGTGGCTTCACGACTGCCGACGAC